AGTCCGGAATATAGGTCGTCTCGCTGCCTCCGACCGCCGTGGGATAGAACGCCCAGGGCATGGCAGCCGCTACGCCGATGGCGCTAATGTAGCCGTTATTTTGGATTTTAGTGCCAATGTTCGTGTAATTGTTTGCGGTGTCATCTGCATAGCTCGCAGGGTTCAGGCAGACATAGACGGTACCATCAGAGAAGTTGATGCCGTCGACCCACTCGAAGACATTGCCGTAGGGATTCTCGATGTGCCGGTACTGGACGGCGGTCTTTCCATTCGTCCCAGCTGCGCGTCCGGTGTGGTAGGTCATGCTGTCTGTGCCGCCGGAAGAAATGGCAGAGTTGTTGCTGTCCACATAGCCGCGCCCGATTTTGCTCTGGCTGTCCCAGTCGGAAAACTCCACCAGATAGAGCAGCCAGACCGCGCACCAAGACGCGAAGTCATACTCGCTCCACTTACTACCCTTTCCTCTGGCACCGGAACGAGCCGATGCGCGGGTCAGGTTGACCAGCGGCGCAGCGCCGGTCTTGGAATAATGGCCGGAGATCGTGTTGTAGCGGCCGACATACTTGCCGGAGCCGGGGTGCTTGGTGAAGCCACTCTTGGCCTTATCCGCGATGTAGAAGTACCGTTTCTTGTTGGTGGCATCGTCGATAATACGGAAGTAATACTCGGGGATGAAGACGACGGTATCGTAGCTGCTTCGGGAGAAGCCGCTCTGCCCCTTCTTGTAGCTTACGGCATTGTTGATGATGTTGTACTCGTCCATGCCGCTCCACGGGAGATAGCTGTCGAAGGGGGAGCTGCCGGCGCCGGTACCGACCGCAGGCGCGGGATTCGTGGTGATGTCGACATTGACCAGTCCGTTCGGATCGGTGGCCTTTTTCAGCCGCGTCAGAGCCGTCGACTGCGCACTGTAATTCCAGCAGACACCGAAGACCTTGACATAGGACAGCTCCAGCGTATAGCCGGTGTAGGAGCTGCAAGCTACGCTGCCGGTGGCCGTCTCGCCGTTCTTGGTGGCGGTGACGCTCCACGTGCCGGTGTTCGGCAGGTAGAACTTTGCCGTTCCGTTGCTGGTGGCCGTGAGCGTGGTGGAACCGTTGACCGCCTTGACCGTAGAGCCGCTGTCGATGGTGACGGTGATGGTGCAGAACTTCACCGTTGCGGTGTAACTGCCGCCGGAGGTCGACACCGCCGCAGACGCCGTGGACGAGGATACCCCGCTCTTGGTGGCCGTCACGGAATAGGTGCCGGCATAGTTGACGGTCAGCGCACACTTGCCGTTGCTGCCGCAGGTGCCGGTATACTGCTTCGTGCCAAGCGTGGCGGTCACAACTGCGCCGGATTCCGCCGTTACGGTCAGCGTAGCCGCGAAGTAACTCAGCGTCACCGCGTACTGCTTGACCTGATCCACGACCACAGTCTCGGTGGCGGTGGTCTGCCCGTTCAGCGTGGCATACAGCGACCATGTACCGTAGCCAGGGAGATCAAAAACGCATTTACCGCCGACGCTGGTGCCAGTCAGCGTAGTCTCGCCGTTCGTACAGGTGATAGCCGATCCGGTGGCAACAGAGACCTCCAGCTGTGGAGCCACGCCGCCGCCCTTGGGCTTTTCCCATGTGTATACGCCGGTCTGATCGTTGGCTGCCGTGCAGTAGAAGGTCTGCATGGTGTCTGTGTTCAGATACGACTGGCCGACCGAGCCCTTCGTGCTGGAGGTCGGATCGGTCTTGCCGGTGAGTGGCTTACTTCCGTCCAGCCCCTTGGAGAGCGTGTCGAGGTCGCCGGAAACGCCATCAAGGAAGGTGTCGAGCGATTTACCGTTATAGGTCAGATCGGCCGCGTCGCTGGCGCCGGACAGCTTCCACTGATACTTGCCGCTGCTGTCCTTGCCGCTGCAGACGTATTCCTTGCCCGTAGCGCTGTCATAGTAGTGCTGCCCTGCGGTACCCTCGGTCGTGGCTGTCGGCGCTCCTGAGCCTGTTGCAAGTGGATAACCGTAGTCCTTTCCGGCGACTGCCGCAGAGATATTCCCGTTCCCGTCGCCCAGCAGCAGACCCTTGACCATGATCTTGTCCTGCTTGGTCTTTACCGCCTCAGTGATGGCAGCGGACATATCGCTCTGTGTGACGCAGGCGCTGGTGTCGACCGTCACCGTCCATGTGCCGGTATTCGAGCAGGAGATCAGCGCGTAAAAGGTGTAGACGAAATCCGGCGATTCTGTCTTGCTGGGAATGGGAACGCCCTGCTCCAGCTGGAACAAGGCGATCATGGCGGACGCTCCTCCGTCCACGCTGGCAGATACGCGGAACTGATTCAGCGTATAGGCCGTATTCGGCGCAGCGATGCGGAGCTTCAGGCGAATGCCGGAAGATACCCTCTCGCCGCCCAGCAGGCTCGCGGTCTGCTTTTCATTGACGAGGGCGGTCTGTGCCATCATTGCCGCCGCCGCGACGGTGCCCTGCCCCGCAGCCGCGCTGTCGAAGTTCAGGGTCTTTTCATTCACCCACTCATTGAGCAGGCTGTTGCCGGCGTTGGTGATGACGCCGTTCCATGTTGCCATAGTAAAACACCTCCGTGTCAGTATCGAATGGCGGCCGCGCTGTCGACCAGCTCGCAGCCGATGCAGGCCGCGCCGAAATACTCTGTTGCCAGTCCTCCGGCGTCGTAGTATTCTACCTCGTCCAGCACCGAGCGCAGATTCTTGTAAAAGGCAACGCGGTCGATCACGCGCTGATGTCTGACGGGGTCGACATCCTCATAGGTGGCGTCGATCAGCAGCTTGAAGTGGTACGGCTTGCCGCCGTATTCCCACCATTCGCTGACCTGCGTATCGGGGTAGATGGCGGAGATCGCCAGCACGACCGCCGCCTTGGTGCCGAGCCTGCGGTGAACATTCCATGAGTCTTTCAGCGTCCGGCGCTTTTCCTCCAGGGTGTAGTTGGCGTCCCACCAGTCAACCTTGAAGTCGTTCGCCAGAATGTCCAGCAGCTCGTTCGGGAGCCGGTCGATCTGTGAGTAGATCGACACGCGCTCGATCTCGCCTACGCGGGCAGCCAGCACCTCGGCAACGGCAGAGGCAAGCGCCGCCATATTGTCGTCATTGGCAAGGACTGCCGGCAAGGAGGCCAGCAGGTTTTCCTTCGTGATGCCGTGCGCCTTATTCATCCTCGTAGCCCCCATTCGTGGCCGTGATGGTCCCGACCGACGCAACCTGCGGCGTCGTGTCGTCGGATCCATCCCGCAGCGTGGTAAAGACCGGGCTGGTCAGCGCCACGCGCTTGATGCCGGTCTGCATGAGCTTTCCGATCAGCACGGAGGGGTTGATGTCGCGTCCCAGCTTCCCGCACTGCCACGCGACGAACTCGGCCACGGCCTTGTCGACCGCAGCCTTGATCTCTGTGGAGCTGAGGGAGCTGTCCTTCGGCACATAGTAGGTGAAGGTGATATTGTAGTTCACCTTCTGCGGGTCCTTGACAGAAACCTTGTCCGTCAGCGGCCGCACCGTATCGTCGTTGCAGGCGGCGAGGACAGCATTCTTGATCTCCGTGGTAGCGATGGTACCGTCGTCCATGAGGACATAGAGATCCACCGTTCCGTCGCTGGGGCTGTTCGCCACCACGTCGGCGATCTTGGTGCTGACCTGCTTGGCAAAGTAGATATACCCGCCCTTGGCTCCGGCGCAGCTGTAAGCGTCCTGACTGGCGCGCATCAGCTCATAGAACTCGTCGTCGGTGGCCTTGTCTGCGCCGTCATCGCTGGCGGTGAGGTTTTCGCATCTTTCGCAGTAGTCGAACAGGTCAACGAAGGTGTTGATCTGTCCCGCTGCGTAGCCGTTGCCGACCGCACCAACAGTCTGGCAGCGGATCTGCACATCGGCATAGGTCTCGCCGATGGATACATAGGCATCCGCGACCGTCTCCCATGTCAGCGTACCGCTGGCGTCAGTGACGCGCGTACCGGCAGGAATGAGGATCGCTGTGGTCTGTGCCTCGGAGATATGGAAGCGCTCGGTGCAGACCGCAGCCTGCGCCGCCGGGCGCTGCGTGACATAGAACAGCTCGGCCAGCGCGTCCAGGTTTTCCCCTTCCGCGCGGCTTGGGATATTCTGATTGCCTGTGTAATTGTTCAGCCCGCGCTCCTGGATCACCACGGCGGCCACGAACTGGATAAACAGCTTTTCGGGGCTGGCGGGCTTCACGCTGACGCCGGTGATTTTTTCGTAAATGGAGATCAGCAGCGATTCCACCGCTTCGGTGTCGGTAGAAACAAACTGATATCCCGTATTTCTCTCACTCATTGATGATGTTCACCTCCACGGTAGGGATCAGCCTGCCCGGGGCGTTTCTGTCGGCCGCAAAGGTCACATTCACCACCTCGGCGCGGGGCTCATATTCTTCCACTGCCTCTTTGACCTCGGAATACATCATAGGCATAGCTACCGGCAGAGGCTTATCCACGAACTTCTGAGGGAGACCGAAGCCGCGATACAACGGACAGGTCCCCTGCCGCGTGGAAAGGATAATGGCGATGTTCTGCAAGACAGAGCGGACGGTGTCAGTCTCGTTGAGCTGCACCGCGCCGATGTCAGATGCGGTCACCTTGTAGCTCATGGCAGCTTTACCCCCTCAGATACTCTTGCAGGCTGACGGACACGGTGGCGCTGGTGACGTTGCCGCGTCCGTCATAGGTTTTCATCTTCATCTTGTGGTCAAGCACGGACCAGCGATATTTCCCGTAGCCCTTGTTGCCGATCACCAGCGGGACGGCAATGCCGCCGCGCTCATAGTTCCACAGCTTCACGACCTCGGCGATAGGATCAACGCCGAGGTAAGCGGAGAGAACGATGTCGAAGGTCATCTTGTCGGGGTCAAGGCCGGTGAACTCCGTAAGGGCGTGTGTGCCGTGCCGCTGATGGGTCGCGTACCGGGCCGACCCAGACCAGGTGACATTATTGATCGTTTCGATCGTGCGGTCAGACACCGTAAAAACGATGTCGCCCAGACAGCCGACCATTCCCATGCTCAAAAACCTCCTAACACAAAACCGTCCCCGTTGAATACCGGAAGGTATAGGCAGAGGACGCGGTCATTCACCTTCGGCATCCAGTAGGTCAGATGCGAGCCGGGCAGGTGGTCGTGGTCGGGGAATTCGCTGGCTGTGCCGCCGCCGGTGAAGGTGTCCGTGATCTCATGCGTGTGCTTTGCGTCCGGCTTTATGTAGAAATTCGCTCCGTAGTGCTGGAGCACATAGAGCCAGTCCGAAATGATGCCTGTGTCCTTAAACTTGACACGAGCCCTGCGCTTTGCGCTGTCGACGGCCGTTACCGTGCCGGTCTGAACGAGCCTCGAAAGGATATTCTGCAGTTCGTCCATCAATATCCCTCCAATGTCTTGCGCAGCTTGACCTGCGTGGTATAGCCGGACGAGCCGACCGAGTGCGCAGCCTGCTCCACAATGTATTTCCCGTCCCACGCACCCCAGCCGGTGAGCTTGGCTGTGACACCGGCCACGATATCCGGATTGCCGGGCAGCGTAAAGGTCGCGGTCTTTGCGTACTTGTTGTGCAGCCGGAGATATTTTTCGGCCTTGGTCTTGGCCTCGGCCACGCTTGCCACCTTCGCGGTGATCTCCAGCTGCTGGTTGTTCTTGGCCTTGTCGTTGTAGTCCTCGACCTTGACGGTGGCCTCGATGCACTTTCCTGTGCCGGGGTCCGTGTAGCTGACGCGGCAGGAAGCGTACTGCGTTCCGGCCGTTCCCGCGTTCAGCTTGTGCTTGGTGTAGCTGCCGCTGCCGCGGACGATGGTCAGCACGGGGGATTTCTTCTCGTAATCCTCCTGGTCGAAAAGTACAATCAGGTTATTGGTGGCTTTCAAAGAGATGCCCGCCTCGTGGCACAGCTGGGAGAGAAAGGAGATGTCGCTCTGCTTGCACTGCTCTACGCGGGAATAGGACGGGTCTTTTGTCGTGAGGAACATACAGGCCATTCCGTTGGCAGCGGCCATCTCGTTTGCGATGCCGGAAAGCGTGTAGGCCTCCCATGCCTTGGATTTCTCCGTCTGGCGGATCTGCACGCTGTACGGAAGAGCTGTCGCCTTGATGGTGATGGTGTTCGGCGGGCCGGAGGCGTCAACGCTGTCCAGCTCAAACTGTCCGCAGTCCAGCACCTTATCCCTGCCGCCGCCCGTCCAGTTCTCCCGAACGAACACGGCGCTGATCTTGAAGCCGGCGCCGGAAGCAGGGGCAGGAGCGGCGGCAGAAGCATCGCCGCCCCCGCCGCCGGATTCCTTGATGTACGATGCGCTGACATAGGCGGTTTTGCCGTTATAGCTGACCTTCGCCCAGCCGTTTTCGATGCCCTCGACCTGCAGCTCCGCGCCGCAGACCAGAGCGCCGTATTTGCCGTAGCTGGTGCTGGGGCCAGAGCGGACATTCAAGCCGCTTTTGGCTGTGACCTTGTAGGACTTTGCCGCGCCATCGGTCTTGGCCTTGGAGGACGCGGACAGGCTCCCTGCGGAGGCTGCTGCGTCGATGGCATCGGCCAGCCACTTTTTGAGCCATATATCATCGCGATCCTGAAGCTTCAGCTGCAGATCGTCGGTGCCGTCCGCCTCCTTGTCGGTGTAGGTGGCCGACAGGAAATAGGGGCGCATACTGCCGGTGATGTCCGCGCCCTGGAAAAATATCTGCGCCGTGACGCGGCGCGCCTGATTCGGGCTGCTCATCCGACCACCTGCTTCCACGGGGGCAGGGCATCTCCGACATCCTCAGCAGGGTCGGGCAGCTTCAGCACGATCCCGGCCGGAAAGGTGTAGTACCCGAGATGCTGCGGATTCAGATTCATCAGCCGGTCGGTGTACGCTTCGCTCCCCAGTTGGGAGAAGGCGATGCTGTCCCACATATCACCTTGAATGGTGGTATAAGTATTGCTCATGTGAAACTCACCCTCCTCCGGTCATACTCGGCTTCTTCAATCACTTCAAGGACGCGCTCGGCGAACTCGTCTCCATACTCGCGCAGAGCTTCCACCGTCTCGGACGATGCGCTGCCGTTGATCTGAAACACGATCTGCAGCTCCACCGATCCGGCGCCGGAGCCTGCGCCCGGCTCTGCCGAAAGCGCGCCGTCGCCGTGGATGGCGTGCAGTGCCTCCAGCAGCTGCGGGGCGAAGGTGATGGCCTGGATCTCCATGCTCTCGCGCATGGCGGCGGTCTCCTCGGCGGTCATGACCTGCTCGCCGCCGTTGAAGTAGACCAGCTCCGGGCCGTTTTCGCCGACGAGGGCAAAGCCGGGTGCGGCGGACTGCGTACCAACTGCGTAGCCGGGAATGCTGCCAGCCGTTCCGGTGCCGGATGCGGACAGCGCGGCTCTGGCTGCGGCGGCGACGCGGTTGTAGGCGGCGGTCACTTGGGGCAGCATACCGACAGCTCCGTCGATAAAGCCCTGAATGGTGGCCTGCGCGCTTGCCTTGGCCTCGTCGCCAAGGTCCATCGCTTCAATGTCCTCAGCAAGCGCCGTCTGCAGCTCGTCCATGGTGGCCGTGAAGTCGGTCTTGAGGTCGGCTACGCTCCCCGCCGCGTTCTGCTGCTCCTGCTGCAGAGTCTTCCAGTTGGCTACCATCGTGGCCAGCTGCTCGTCGGTGGCGCCTGCCATGCCGGCGATCGCGTTCACGCTGTCGGAGCTGCCGTCAGCAAAGGAGGCAATCATATCGCTCAGTCCCTCGATGTCGGCGCTGCGGTCAGTCAGGGATTGCAGGTTGGCGTTGTAGTCCTGCCAGTAGGTGATCTGGCTCTCCAGTGCAGAATTGATGCTGCCTGCGCTGGTTGCAACGACCTTTGCGGCCTCGTCCCAAAGCTGATACTGTCCGGATATGCTTTCGTATGCCGCGCTGTACGCCTCGTTGTAGGACTCCACAAGGGCATTGATCTTTTCCTGCACGCCGGAGATGGCAGCCTGGAACTCGCCGGCCTGTGCAGCAGCCTCCTCGGACGCGCCAGTGCCTTCGTTCATGGCGGCGGTCAGATTCTTGACCGCCTCTTCCGCGAGGGCGATCTCCGCCTCAGCCTCGGAAACGGCGTCTGCGTCCTCCTCCATCGCCTTGTTGTAATTCTTGATGGACTTCTCAGCCGCCCATATCTCGTTGTTGGTGTCGTAGATGGAGTTTTGCAGGTCGTAGTATTCCTGCGAGAGAAAAGCGGTCGCATCGGTGTAATAGCCGTACTGGTCGTAATAGTCATCCGCCTGCTTCTGCGCGTCTGCCCATAGCGCATCCATCTGCGCGTAGGTATCAGACAGCTTCTGCTGGGCGGCCTCCAAGCTGTACTGCGCCTTGGTGAGTCCGATGCTGTTTTCTTCTGCCTCGATCAGCACGGCGGAATACTGGGAGTACAGCTCGGTGAGCTGATCCTGATAGGCCTGCTGCATGGCATTCTGCTTCCACGCCTCGGTGTTGGCGCGGAGTGCTTCGGTGCCGCCGTTGATGGTGTCGGTTTCGAGGTCGATATAATCGGCCAGTTCCGGCACCACCTGGCAGAGCAGAGCCAGGGTGTTGTGGTACTGCCTGTGCTGCTCGTCGGTATTGAGCCCCGCCGCCTCCAGCTCCTCCAGCTTGCCGATGTAGGTGTCTGCGACGCCTGCAGCGGCCATGGTGGAGGTAACAGTATCGTCATAGGTGGCCTTGGCCTCGTCCATCGCCTCCCGCATTCCTCGGGCGGCTTCGGTCAGCTCCTTCACACTGGGTACGGCGTCATTCGCTGCGGAGGAAGCAAGGGCAATAATTCCTGCTGTAACAACTCCCACGGCTGCCGCAACGCCCATAATCACATTTACACCAGGCGTTACGGTGGTGAGGAAAGCCGCAGCGGCTGCTGCGATCTTCGCTTTCAACGCAAAAGCTGCCGCCGCAACTGCGGCAGCTCCCAACGCAGTAGACAGTCCAGTTATAGCGGCAACGGCCCCAGGATTTGCTTGAACGAATTTGGTGATTTCGTTGAGGACCTTCGTGCCGACGCCGTAAGCCTCGCTGAGCGCGGGAGTATAGGCGTCGCCGATGGCTACCTTGAGGTTGTTGTAGGCGTTCTGCATCATGGTCAACCGGCTCTGCGCGGTGGCGTAGCGCTTGTTGGCCTCGTTGGTGAGGGCGGTATTCTGCTGCCAGGCGGTATTTGCAGTGTTCACCGCGCCGGTCATCTGGTCTGCGGCAAGACCCAGGGCTTTGAGCATATTGCTCTGCCGGATGCCGGTCAGACCCAGGTCTTCCAGTACGAGGACGGTGCTCTCGCCCTGCTCGTCCAGCTTGCCGAGCCCGCCGATAAAGGAAGTCAGGGCGCTCATGGCGTCGTTCTTCCACGCAGAAGAAAATTCTTCGGAGGACATACCCGCGATACGGGCGAACTCCGCGAGGTCGTCCCCGCCCTTTGCAACGGCCTTTTCAATGGCGTTGAGCGTCTGGGTCATGGCGGTACCGCCCGCCTCGGCTTCGATGCCGACAGAGGACATCGCCGCCGCCAGAGCCATGATCTCCGGCTCGGTCAGTCCGGCCAGCTTACCCGCCGACGCCAGGCGCGTACCCATCGCCACGATCTCGGATTCCGTCGTGGCGAAGTTGTTGCCAAGGTCAACGATGACAGAGCCGAGCCGTCCGTAATTGTCCGTTGCCATGCCGGTAATGTTGGCGAAGCGCGCAAGGGAGGTTGCTGCCTCGTCAGCTGTCATGTTGGTGGCAGTGCCGAGCATGGTCATGATCTCGGTGAAGTCCAGCAGGGCGTCCTTTTGGATGCCGAGCTGTCCCGCGGCTTCGGTTACCGCCGCGATCTCCTCTGTGGTGGCGGGGATCTCCGTGGACAGCGCCTTGATGGAATCCGACATTGCCGCCAGTTCCTCGTCTGTGAGGTCTGTGGTCTTGGCGACGCCGGTAATGGCGCTCTCAAAGTCCATCGACGCCTGCGCGCAGCTGGCGAAGTATTCGTAGATCTCTTTCAGGGCGACGGCGATGCCTGCGGCCACGATGGCCTCGTGTACCTGATTAAAGGCCTGCCCCGCCTTGTCGCCGAAGGTCATAGCTTTATCGGCGGCCTCGCCCTGCTTCTTTTTCAGCGTGTCGATCTTGCCGGCAAGCTGCTCGGAGCTGTGGGAGAGGTCGTCGGTATTGATGCCCGCCTCTTCCAAAGCCCCGCTCAGCTCGTTCAGCTTTGCCGTCTGCTTCTCCAGCGAGGCAGAGGTCTTGTCGATCTGAAGCTGCTTTGCCAGCAGCTTGTTCTTCATGTCGGCGGACTCGTTGCCGGTCTCCTCCATCTCCCGCTGGATATTGTCATATTGCTGCCGCAGCATTTCCAGCCGCTTCCGTGTCGCTTCCACGGCTGCCTGCTGCTTTTGGAATGCGGAAATATCCGCCTGTGTCTTGGAGAGGGCCTGGATTTCCTTCTGCATGGACACAATTTCCTGCTGAGCGGCCTTGAAGGTCTTGCTGTAACTGCCTCCAAGCTGCGCGTTCAGCTGGAATAGCATCTCATACTCTTTGCGGCCTGCCATAGACGGCCCTCCTTTCAGATTTATTTATTCTTGCGTCGCTCCCGCGCCTCCTTCACAAGCTGGTTGCTGACTTTGATCCACTTGCACAGGGACGGCAGGGGCAGCGACAGCCAGTAGGAAACGGGGGTCTGATTGGTTTTAGCCATCGTAAGACATTGCCTGCGGAGCCAGACGCCGCCGTCGCCGGTTACAGCTCCGATGCCAGCAAAAAAGAGCGGGCCTTGCCTCTGACGCGGTTGAACTCGAAGATGGGCAGGGCGCGCAGGGCGTCGTCGCCGATACGGCGGGGACGGCCGCTGGCGTCAATGATGGTGTTGGTGCAGGCTCGCGCCGCCATGCGCACCAGGAACTGGCCGGAGAAGGTAGGCGAGATGGTGGGCTTTCCGATGGCCTGAAGCTCGTCCTCGATGGCAAGAGCGTCATCGCCAGTCAGCCCCTCAAAGTCGAAGTTCAGCTCGTCAAAGGTCTGCCCCTCGTAGGTGAAGGGCCTTTTCAGCTTGAGGGTGTAGTTGCCTACGCTCTCCTTGGCCTGCGCCTCGGCGGCGGCGTACTCGTCGTGATCGACGGTGGAGAAAGCGTCGGCGGGAACAACGGTCTTGTTGATATCAGCCATGGTGATAACTCCTTTCAAATCTCAAAAAGATGCCCGGAGCGGATGTTCCGCCCCGGGCTTTTGTCAGGTCTCTTACATGCCGAGCGCCTTGCGGACGTCGGCCAGGTAGTCGGTGCCGTTGACATAGCAGATGAAGTTGAGCTGGTCGACCTCACGCACCTTCTTGCCGTCAATGTAGGTCGCCCAGTAGCGGACGGCGTACTCGCCGGAGCCGTTGGAGGGCGCGGCGGGGGCGACGGAGCCGCCCTTGTCACTCTTGGGAATGACCACAAGAATGTGCTTGACGGCGCGGACGACCACCTTGCCTGCCACGACATCTTCGTCCTGCTGCGCAACACGCAGGTCGATGGTGTGACGGCGAGGCTCGGAGAGCTTCACGCTCTGATCGGTGACGGTGCGGAAGTTAAGGCCCAGCGTCATAGCGTCGAAGTGGCCGAGAATGACCGCCTCCACATTGCCTGCGATGCCGGCGCCAGAGATGGACTGCGTCAGCGCGGTCAGGTCAGGCAGGGTCGCCTGTGCCATACCGACATATTCAACAGAGTCCTCGTAGACCTTGAAGTTGATAATGCTCTGATCCATGATTCAAACCTCCTTTTAGCCCTGCAGGGCGCTGGTGACATAGCTGGCGTCATACTCCAGCACGAAGTCGATCTCCTGAGCAGGAGAGGGCGGCGTCATGTAGACATGGAGCTTGATGATGCCGGCCATGAGGTTGGTCAGCGGGTTTTCGTTCTCCAGCATCTCCACGCGAGCGCCCAGAAGGTAGCCCATACCCACCAGACCGTTGAGCCAGATGTTGGCGGAATCGAGCACAGTGTCGATCAGGCGGCGGGTCATAGGCTTGTCCAGCTTGCTCCAGAAGGTCTTGACGAGGGAGTTGCCGACCCAGCCGAACATACGGCTGACCGGGATAAAGTAGTCCTTGACATCGGTGTTGGAGGGATAGCAGGCGGTGTAGTTGCCCCACGCCACCCAGCCGCTCATGAAGTTCAGCGCGGTATCCACGCCGATGCCGTTGAGGTAGTTGGCCTGCGCAAGCGTCAGGTTGACCTCGGTGCCGTCCTCCAGGCAGAGGCCGTCGCACTGCAGCCCCTTATTGGAGGGAGACTCATAGGGGCAGCCGCCGTTGCCGGTGTCGATCTGCGCCATCAGCCCCGCCATCTGGGTAGACAGGTGGAACTTATAATCGCCCAGCTTCGCCATCGGCCAGAAGGCGATCTCGTCCTCGTCGGCGATGTTGGCATCGTTCTTCTTGGTGAGAACGTCGGAATAGGTGCGCGCGCCGGAAGCGCCGCAGTCAATGTCGATCAGCGCCTTGGCGCGGAACAGGCCGTTGATGTTGCCTGCCTTGGCGGTCATCGCAGCGGCCACGGTAGACTGCTGAGAATAGCCGGGGGCGCACAGCAGATCGGGGACGATGCCCAGCAGCGTCAGGCACAGCTCCACATTCTCCATCGCGGAGGCGATGTCGGATGCGGTGACAGTGGATGCCTTAACCTTGTTGTAGGCGATGTTTACCTGCTCGGCATCATAGGCGCTGCCGGTAGACAGCAGCTCCACTACCAGATGCTCGCCGCTGTAATAGGCGTTATAGTCGGTGCCGGACACATAGGCAGAGCCGGTACCGCCGGCAGGCTTGATGACCAGAGTGGAATCGTTGATGGCCGCGATGGGAAGCTTCACCTTGTGCTCCGTCACCGCAACATCGGTCGCGGCAGACGCTTCCTTTGCGGTGGCGATATCCAGAACATTGCAGAAAATGACAGGCTGGCAGGCGAACAGCTTGAAATGCGAATACATGAATTCGCAGAGCGTGTAGGTTGCCCAGTCGTCGGAGTAGCCCAGCTTCTCCACCGCCTCAGACCAGCTGGTGCAGAGAACAGGGGTGCCGGGGGCAGCAGGCTTATCCGCCGCCTGAACAGGAGCCAGACCGACCACGAAGGGGACGCCGGACTCCGCCACAACAGGGGTGCTGACGCTGGTAGCCTGCTGAGAGACATATACGCCGTGGTTCATTGAAATTTCCTCCTTACTTCATGCCCTTGGCCAGCTTGTGATAATTCACATACAGCAGGTTCCCAGGCGTTTTGACTTTGATGCGGTCGGCGGGGAGTGTTTCGTCGCTCACCACCAGCGACGCGATCAGCGGGTGCTGCTCGATCACCGGGGCAAGGGAGTCAAGGACTTCCTTCCGGCCGCCGCGATAGATGGTACCGCGCTGGATCACGCCCATCATGGTCGGACCGAGATAGACGCAGAAGCCGCCGGTGTCGGCGACCTTCTTCGGCGCGGCAGGCTTTTTCTTTGCCGTCTTTGGTGCGGCGGTCTGAGCCGCCGTGTCGATGATTTTTTCGCTCATAGGTTAACCTCTCTTTCCACAGGGGGAAGCTTCCATGTGGAGATCATTTCCCCCACGAAATAGGGGGCGGTGTCATCGGGATAGACCAGCGTTTCAAGCCCCGCCTCCAGGTCAAGGGTAAACTGCCCACCGATCACGACCTGCCTGAGCATCGCAATGCGCAGCCGTTCCATGAGATTCAGCAGCATCAGCCCGCCCTCCTGCTCGTCATCGTTATAGACACAGCAGATAGACCGGACCTTGGCGCTGGAGGTCACACGCTGTCCTTGCGGCTGTTGATCCATGCCGGTAATGACCTGGTGCAGCACATAGGGAGCCTTCTTGGTGGCAGAAGTGCCGTCCGGCAGGCGCATCAGGTAGACCTTTGCAGGGCGGAAGATCTGTTCCGCGTCGCCCTTCTGCAAACGGGTCGGCATGATCAGGTCGGCGGTGACCTCCTCGGTAAAGGCCCGCAGGCGTTTCAGCAGAATGGTTCTTGTCATAAATCAGCCTCCCCATCCGTTCAGCACGCGCAGGATTTCATGCTCAACGCGCTTTTCGTAGGTGTCGCGGATCGTTTCGTCCATCTTCTCGATGACTTCTTCGTTCCGCATCATGTGTCCGGTAGACGGACCAAACTTCTGCTCCACAGGAAAGCGCGGAGAGCCGACGCGCTCGAAAACGGCAGTCGGGCCGAAAATGCGGGCCACGAATGCGTGTTGAAGCGTCGCAGCTCCGCCGTTGCGCTTTACCTGTGTCTGCACGGTGCCGTCCCGGCTGTATGTGGTGTTGAAGGTCAGCAGCGGGAGCACGGTGCCGGAGAAACTGATGCTCATACCCATCACGCCTCCCGCACCGCCTGTGATGTGGGTCTTGGAGTGAACTCTCCGCATGAATTCACCCTTGTTGATGGTGTACTCGGCGGCGGCGAACTGTCCGGCGCGGGTCTTGGCTGTATCTCCGGCGCGCCTCAACGCGGAGAACGCCGCTTTGTAAACGCCGCCGGGGATATTGTGCAGCAGCTTGTTCACGCGCTCCAGGCTGTCGTCGCCGACCTCGTTGACGCGGATAAAGCTCATTCGTCCACCGCCTCCAATTCCACGCGCAGCATACCCATCTCACAGACCGAGGACGCGACATAGAACTCCCGGAAGAAGCCTCCGCCGCCCTCCTTGTCGTTGATCCTGATACGCTGCCCCCGCTCCGGCTGCACCCCGCCGAGATCTGACAGGGCGCAGTGGAGAACGGAGGAAACGATGTAAAGCCCCTGGGCATGGTCGCTCATCAGCTGGCGGCGGTCCTTCTCCTTCAGACCGGAGAGGACGATGGGAATATCCTCGTAGGTCGCCCCGTCATACTTGACGGTGCGCTTTTCCGCGAACTCGTCGCAGTTGAGGAACACGCCGAAGTTGTCGCGGGCGACCATATCCTTGAAGCCGCTCATACCACAGGTGCCTCCGGCGTCAGCACAGGGGGCGCTTCGCCGTCGTCCACGCCGTCGTCGTCCTCGGCGATCGCGTCCTCCAGCGGAACATCCGTAATGGCGGCGATCAGCTGCGCCTTGGTTTTGAGCTTAGCGGTGTCGATGCCCATCTCCTTGGCCAGCTCCGTGAGTTTGGCGTTGGTCAGCGTTTTGAGCTGCTCGGGGTCAAGATGGGCGCTTTCCGCGCCCTCTGCGCCCTCGCCGCTGTTAGATGGGTCAGCGCCAGCCCCGCTGCCGTCCTCGCCCGTAGGGGGCGTTGCAACAGCGGGAGAGGGCGTTTCCTCGGCGGGGCGGGCGACACACAGGGCAAAAAGGCGCTGAGCCTCCTTTTCGGAGACCTCGCAGATACCGCCGCGGTCGATGGGAATGGGGTGCTTCGAGCCATCCGGCCTGTAGCCGTATGTGCCGCAGATGATCTCAATTTTCGTCATAGCAGTCTCCTTTCCGCGCCGGGTCAGGACACAACTTCGGCCGCGTAGATGTACGGGCAGTAGTTATGAGGAGCAGCCAGCGGACGCGCGCCCAGACGCAGCTTGCGGATGTCCGCCTCCTGGTTCAGAGAGAACTTCGGAACGCGGGCCGCGGCATGACTGGCAAAGGCGGTGGAGCCGTAGTCGATCTGGGTGATCTGGCCGTACATCAGATGGCCGCAGCCAGGGGCGGTGACCATGGCGGAGGTGGCGGGGAAATACTTCTGCTCGGTACCGTTGTTGTCGATGTAGGTTTCGTCTACGGAGATCAGGTTCAGCTTGAAGCCGCCGAAATTAAGCGTACCCATATAGACCACGCCATCGTAGCGGCTGAGCTCCTGGTCGATGGTACCGATGATGATGCCGCTGTTGCGGTCGAGCAGCTTCTGCACCTTCTCCATGTCGAGGATCGCGTCGGCTACGTCAGAGCCGAGCACCAGGTCGGCCGCGCGCAGGCCGCGCTTGGAGAGCTTGCGGCACATGGCCTTCACATCGCCGAAGAAGTCGCCGCCCGTGGCGTTCCACTTGGTGGCCACGGTATAGGTGTGGTCGCTGGCGTCATCGAAGAACTTGACATACAGCTTCTCACCCTCGGTCTTGTCGTCGATGTAGGTCTGCATGGTGCAGGCGTTGTTGATCATGGTCTGGGCGCACATCCACTCCTCGCGGCGTACGATGCGGCGGTCCATGTCGGTCAGATCGTCCAGCTGCAGACGGGCCGCGCGCTGGGCGGGGGTGCTGTTGGCGTAGATCGCCTCGCCGAAGCCGCGCTTGGTCAGGTCATCCAGCGTCAGCAGACGGGACGGCGCGATGAAAGCGGGCTGATACTCATGGATGGCATAGCCGATGCGGTCCATGGGGATGTCACCGGCGCGGGCAGAGACGAACGCCGCCATCTTGCGGTCGCCCTTGCGGTACTCGGTCAGCACCTTGTCGCAGGCGAAGATGTCGCGCTCCCCGGTGGGGAAGTAGCGGTCGCGGAAAAAGGTCTGCTGAGGAACGATCTCCTCGGTGATCGCCATCAGCACATAGGTATCGAATAAATTCAGTTCAGCCATTGTTGATTCCCTCCTTAGTTGGCAGCGGCGGCAGCCTTGAAGACGATGCCGCGCATACGCAGGTTGTCCTTATCACCCTCGGTGATGGTGTAGCTGGCCGAGACCGTCACCTTGCCGATGTCGAAGCAGCCGGCGGTGTAGACAGCTACCTTCTCGTCGGCAGCGGTACCGACGTCGATGTCGTCGCACAGGATGCAGTCAGGGGTCAGGGTCTCGTTTTCCTTGGCCGTGCTGCCGAGAATGACCAGCTTGCCGTCGCCGGCGGTACCGGAGGACTTGGCAAGAATGGTGCCGCGCTTGAGCGTGGCCGCAGCGGACAGCTTGCGGATAACGCCGCCGCGCACTTCGGGCGCGGGCTTGATGTCGGTGATCAGACCGTCAAAGGTCATCTCGCCGAGCTTTTCACTCAGATTGATCATGTTCTTAGCCCTCCTTCTTCTTGCCCAGCAGGTCAGCGACCATGCTCCGGGCGTTGGTCATGCGCGCCTCGGGGGTGTCGTTCTTCTCGCCGTCTTCGCCCTCGGGCGTTTCGACTGCGGGGGCAGGAGCGGCAGGAACGCCCTCGGCGCCGGATTCCTCGCTGTCGTCCTTCAGATCGGTCAGAAACTTCTTGCCCTGCTTGGCGGCGTTCTTGGCCGCTGCCATCAGCAGGTCGGCAGCAGAGCAGGGCTTGTCGCCGTACTTGGCCTGCTGCACGTCCGTCGCGTCGAGCAGACCGGAAATCTCGTCGATCTCCTGCATACGCGCACGCTCGGCCTTGATCGCGGTGTTGACCGCCTCAGTGTGATCGACGGAAGCACGGGCGTCGGCCTCCACCTGGGCGATCTCGTCCGGGTACTTCGCCCGGAGCTCTTCCTTAGTCATGGAAATTCCTCCTTCATCGCCGGTGACTTCCGGCTTGTTTTTATCTGTCTCAACCGGGGCGGAGGCCTCGGGTGTGACCGTGGGAATGTTGTCCGGCGCAAACATGCCGGGGGCAAGGTGCATCTGCCTCCCGTTCACGAACAGGCTGCGCCCGTCCGCGCTGGCGGCGATGCTGGTCGGCTCCGCGTCCTCGATCA